CATACCTGATACTGTGCCTGTGTGGTCGCCATCAGTCTCTGAAGCTGACCAAGCCGCATGAACCACGCCCTTATCAGAGTCGTTTGTGTATTCCATGTTTGTTATTGACCATGTTACTGCCATTTTGCTTCTCCTCTTTATGCCGCTTCTGCGGCTGTTATGGCGGCATTGATGGTGGACATATCTTCACTGCCCCAATCATCCATTGCTACACCTGCTGATAGGTATCCTGAACTTCGCATGACACGCTCTTTAACTTCTTCGTCTGTCATGTCAGAACAGAAATCGTTGTCTGAATCTAGGGCGTTTGTAATGACGCTAACGCTTCCTAGCATTGCGCTATACATCTGCGCTTTTTCTTCTGCGGTTCTTTCTTCACTCATAATTATTTATCCTTCTAGGGTTTCTATTCTTGCGGTTAATGATTCAATCAAGGCTTGTTGCTCTTGGATGGCTTTGATTAGAGGATATACAAACATAGACTGTCCAATCGCTTGAATTTCACCATCTATTGTTTCCCATCCTCCAAATTCAGTAATATTAAATTTGTCCAAAGATGCCTTAACTTCTTGGGCAATTAACCCATACATTTTTTTATCTTTTTTTCTTGTAGTAGCTGTTTCATCATAATCAGGAAATGTATTAGGAATTTCTGATTTTGGTTTCCATTTAAATGTAACTGGTCTTAAATCGTTTATAAAATCTAAGCCACAATCATTGTTATCTTGTATTTCTTCTTTGTACCTCTCATCAGAAACTCTTGTCCAAGTAGCGTTGGTGTCAAATTCATTAAAAATTCTGTCACTGCCATTACTGACTCCAATAGTAGCTATGTCAGAAACACCGCCATCACCTGCCTGTACTCCTATAGTATTGTATCCAATAGTTATAGTTCGTACCGTGTCTACGGCATATGCGTCTGCACCTGCACCTATTATTGTGTTTTGCGAACCTGTGGTTACCGAATCACCTGATGATTTTCCTAAGAAAGTGTTGTTTGTGCCTCCCTCTAACTCAATTCCAGATTGATGTCCTATTGCAGTATTAAAAGCACCTGTGCAGTCTCGCAAAGCCATACGACCTACAGCAACATTACCGTTACCACAGTTTGATGTTAATGCTGAACTACCAACAGCTACATTTTCAGCACCATCATCAGTCGCATCACCTGCAAGACCGCCCACAAATGTGTTTTCTACGCCTGTGGTTACTTCTTTTCCTGAATCAAAACCTATTGCTACGTTATAAGAGTCTGTACCCGCATTTAATGTTTTTAAAGCTCTAAAACCTAATGCAGTACAACGTCCATGTGCATCTTCTGTGCTTAAAGCCTCAAAACCTACTGCGACATTATAATGCCCAGTAGTTAATGCGTCACCTGCTAGACCACCTATAAGTGTGTTTTCTGTGCCTGTGGTTACTGCGCTTCCAGCACCATATCCAACTCCTGTATTGTAAGAAGTAGTAGCACTTGTAAAATTTTGATTGGCAAGAGCGGCACGACCAATAGCTGTGTTTCTAGAACCTAAAGTATCTGAGCTTAAAGCGGATTCTCCTAAAGCAACATTGTAATCAGAATCTGTAAGTGCATCACCTGCAAGCGCACCTATTAAAGTGTTGTTTGTGCCTGTGGTTACTGCACCACCTGCTTGGTCTCCAATGGCAACATTGTATGCGTTGCCTGAACCTACATTAAATGCGTCTAATGCACCTGTTCCAATCGCAATATTTAAAGAACTGCCTGTATTTGAAAACAAAGCATTTAATCCAATACCAATGTTTCCTGCACCAGAAGTATTAGCATTTAATGCACCTACGCCAAACGCTTGATTGTAATCGCCTGTGCAAGTTGAACCTAAAGAGTTATATCCTAAAGCAGTATTTCCGTCTGCTGTAGTTAAACCATCACCTGCAAGACCACCCATAAGGGTGTTTTGAACGCCTGTTTGTACTGCCGCACCTGCGTTATCGCCAATTGCTATGTTGTAAGTATCTGTAGCTGAAGTAAAGTTTTGGGCTTCAAGAGCCGAATGACCAATAGCAATTGATTTACTACCTAACGTGTCAGCGGTTAAGGAATGAGAACCTATTGCTACATTGAAATCAGCATCTTGTAACGAGTCACCTGCAAGACCACCTATAAGAGTATTGCGAATGCCTGTGGTTACTGATAGACCTGCACGGAATCCGACTGCGGTGTTATAGGCATCAGCCCCTGCGTTTAATGTTTTTAAGGTTTCATGACCAACAGCGGTGTTAAAACCGTGGCCATCTTCAGTTAATAAAGCAGAAAAGCCGATTGCAACATTAGCATCACCAGTAGTAAGCGCCGTACCAGCTTCGTCGCCTACAAGAACATTATATGTACTACCGCTTGCAATGCTGTTACCTGCGTTGACACCGAATCGGACGTTAGAGGTTCCTGCGGTTGGGGTGGATAGAGAGCCGTCTGCGGCAAGTTTTAAAGTAGCACTGCCACCAGAGCCTATAAACAAATCACTGCTTGATTCTTGTAAATAACTGTTAGTACTACTTATAAATAAAATGTCCCCAGTTGTAACATGGCTATTAAACGTAGCCGCACCTGCCGCTGACATATCAAACTCAACAGCAGTTATCATTAAGCCACCGTCATTACCTCTTATCAAAACGTCTTTGTTAGAAACTAAGCTTTCAATAAAAAAGTGTGAGGAAGAGTTTTTTAATGTTCCAAAAGTAACTGAGCCATCTGCTAGGAAAACATCACCACCATCAGCATTGAGTATAATGTCTGATGCAACGTCTAGTGTTAGGTCGCCAGAACTTACATCAATCTCATTGCCATCTATTGTAATGTTATCTACTACTACACCTGCGTTGGCTGTTACGGTTCCTGCAAAAGTACTGGCGAGATTACTATCTATGGTTAAAGCAACTCCTCCCACAGTGGCTAAGTGTAAACTTTGACCTGAAAGTAAACTTTGAATATACATTGCGCTAGGAGTACTAGTCGTAAAAATAGAACCAAAATGCGTTCCACCATCTTTAAATAGTACATCTCCACCATCAGCGTCAAGGATAATGTCTCCTGCTGTATCTAATGTTAGGTCGCCTTCATTAGCAAAAATACTTCCATTAGTGCCGTCAGATGTAAGAATTAAATCTCCACCTGCACCCATTCTGAGTAAGCCATTGTCTACCATTTGAATGTCGTGACTAAAGGATGCTGAACCTGCCGCTGACATATCAAGGGTGAGGGCTACAATAGTTGTATTATTATCTTCACCTTGAAAAATTATATCTTTGTCATTTACTAAGCTACGAATTATAAAGTTTGAACTTGTTTGTTGAAACATTGCGGTAGTAACAGCGCCATCTTGGAATACAATATTTCCATTGTCTGCATTTAAATTAATGGATGATGCTGAATCTAGTGTCATATCACCAGAACTTAAAGCAAGGGTAGTCCCATCAAGCGTGAAGTTATCTACCACTACACCTGCGTTGGCTGTTAAAACTCCAGAAGGTGTTAAGGTTCCTGTGACTGCGACACCGCCAGAGGTTGTGGCTAGTTTAGCTGAGTTGTCGTGAAACAAAGTTACAGCACCACCGTCAACCATGGTTACATAACTATCTTCTGATGCGAATGCTTCTAGTTTTAAATTATTTCCTCGTATTTTTAAATCGCCAGTTCCTGTATCAGCTATTAAAGAATTAGAACCTGTATGTGAAATTTGCAAATCTGACCCAGAACCAAAATTAGCCTTTACTCCATCAAGAAAAGTAGCATCTGCTCCAAAATTACTAGCACCATCAATGTCCACGACATCAAGGTTGGTCGTGCCGTCTACGTCTATGTCACCACTAATATCTAAAGAAGCTACTGTAGCTGTACCTGTAAGCGTAGGAGCAGTAAGTGATTTGTTGGTAAGAGTTTGTGAGCCTGTAAGAGTTGCTACTGTACTATCTATTGCAAGAGTAACTGCATTGCCTGTTGCAGAACTATTAAGACCTGTACCGCCTGATACAGTCAATGTTTCAGAATCTAAATCAATAGCAATCGTTCCGCTATCTGTTGTAATGTCTAAGTCTTCTGCGGTTATTTGAGTATCTACATAGGCTTTAATAGATTGTTGAGTCGCTAAAGCGGTTGCGCTGTTACCCGACATATCATCTTGGTCGAGAATGTCTGTGACCGTTACAGACCCAGTACCTGACAAGCCATCAAACTCTACGTTGCCGTTGACCGTTACTGCGGCAAAAGTTGGAGAGTCAGTTGTCGCAACGCCTTGGTTCAAAGCCTTAACGCTTGCAATAGCAGTAAGCTCTGAATCCATCAAAGCTCCTGCGGCTGTAACATTAGCTGTGTCCGTTACGTCTGCTGAAGCTTCAATAGCATTTAGCTTTGTGTGGTCAGCATCTGTAAAGACATTAGAATCTGTAGCCGCTTCAACGGCTGTACGAATTTCTGCATTAGTTTGGTCAGCAGTTGCAGAGGCTTCAATAGCATTTAGTTTGCTGTGATCTGCATCTGTAAAGACATTAGAGTCGCTTGCGGCTTCAACGGCTGTACGAATCTCTGCGTTTGATTGATCTGCGGTTGCAGAAGCTTCAATGCCATCAAGCTTTGTACCATCAGAAGCTACATCACGACCATCTACTGTACCGCCAACTACAATATTACTTGCAACAGTAAGTGTAGAAGCCATGTCCACAGCGCCATCAATATCTACAACATCAAGATTTGTTGTACCATCAACATCTAAATCACCATCAATATCTACTGCGCCTGAGAAGTCGCCTGTAGCCGCATCAAGCTCACCGCTCAATGTAATGTTAGTAGCTCCAGTAACTGCACCATTAAGTGCTACAGCGCCATTAATATCTATAGTAGTTGCGGCTATTTGAATCTCAGTGTCTGCAACAATATCAAGTTGACCATCAGCACTAGAGTTAATATAAATTGCGGCATCGCGAAACTGAACTTTATCGTCAGTTGATACAGCAACATCTGTACCACCTGTAGTATTACTAAGTGCTAAAATCTCTGCGAGTGTATCTACAGTATCCTGCTGTGCGTCAACATAAGCTTTGATACTCTGTTGAGTTGCAAGGGCTGTAGCACTATTGCCTGACATATCATCTTGATCTAAAATGTCTGTAACTGTAACTGAGCCTGTACCTGATAGGCCGTCAAATTCTATAGTTCCATCAACATCTATGTTGCCACCAATTGTAAGGTTGCCTGTAGCTGTAAGGCTATCAATGTATGCGTCTTTAAAGCGCAGAACATTTGTACCCAAATCTACATCGCTATCTGTAACTGGATATACTACACCGTCTTCAATGCGTACCTGTTCTACGGCACTGCCACCTACTTCTACATAAACACTCCAACGATTGTTAGAGCTATCAACAACTATTTTATTATTGAAATCTTGGTCGCCAATTGTATGAATATTACCGCCTTCGCCCGCTCCACCATCGTGTTGGTGTCCTGTTGTGCCTGTACTTGCATAAGCAAAAGCAGAAACTAGTTGATTATATTCTGTATTAAAGAGTGCGGCTGTAATTGTATCGCCATCAGAAAAAGTGCTTTGTCTTGTATAGCTAGTGCCTGACATTATTTATCTCCGTGTTGAAGGCATATAATCAATGTACATACCGTTTACTGAAAAAGGTGGGTTTATATCATCTGTTCTTATTCTAAAGCTTACTGAGTATCCACCGCCCTGTACAGCTTGCCGAACTAAAGGATCATTAGATGCCCCAAAAATAGTGCTGTTAAATAAAGATACTCCAAATATAGCGGGCGTTGGCACTGCTGACATTGTGTAATCTAAAGGTTGTGGTACTCCATCATCTTCATAGTCATATCTTACTCGCAGTACAGGCTGTGCTACTCCTTCAGGACTGAATGAAATTTTTACATACCGCATATTCTTTCGTGTTCCAAAGTCTCCAAAGTCATAACTAGGAGTTGTATAAGTTGCTCTTATGTTTGCTTCAGAACCTAAATGCAAGAAAGAATTTCCAGTATCGTGAGTATATACATAACCTGCACTATCCCCATGAAATGTTTTTTCTGTTCCATCTGCGCTAAATCCAGAAGTAATTGCTCTTGCTTGTACTCCAAGGGTTTCTGACCACGAGAAACCATTAGTGGTTAATGAGCCTATAATGCCTTTTGAGTCTTTAGCGCCTTGTGTTAATGTAGTATAAAATATTCTGTATTGAGATTTTTGCCGCAATACAACACTATCTACAATTAAATTTGCAATGTCTCCTGCTACTGTTTCTACAATGTTTTGTATTTGACGGCTTACTGTTCCTAACTCAACGTCACCAATACGTGCAGTACCTGCAATTGTTCGTACACCATCAGGGCTTAAAAATACTAAGTCACCTGCAATTTCTTGAATAGTATGATTGTCTAAACAACCTACGTTTTTAGTAACAGGGACAACTGCAATACTATTAGAATCATTTATATTTACAAGTTTATAAATACTATTCTTACAAAAAATTACTAGATCAGAACGGAAGCCTCGTATGCCTATTACTTTATCGTCTAGTTTTATACTTCCTGCACCAGTGCCAGAAAAACTATCAATATCATCAGTAGCACTATAAAAAATAGTATTAGGATTATTTGTGTCTCCTGCTACTACTAAGTGTCTATCGTGTACTGTGCAGGCTGTAGGGAACACAGAACCCGATACTGTTATTTCTGCCGCAAAATAAGTTCTATTACTTAGTGCGCCTGTTCCTGTCATTTTAAAATAAAAAGGCTTTGTAGCTGAAGACTCATCAACAATAATTACTTCGCCATAAGTTGTGTCACCTTCATAAAGTGCAAAGCTACATTGTCCTTGAGTAGTTCTTGCTAGTGTTGAGCGGCCATTAAAAGTTGAGTAGTTGTCTCCGCTTCCTGCTACACTTGCTTTGTTTATTTGTAACCAAGTGCTTCCGTCTAATGTAAAATAAATGTTTGTTCCTGATGTAGCTATTAAGCCATCAGCATATACAAACAAACCTAAAATTGGATTAGTTCCATTTGGGTTACTGTTTCCAAACCTAGTAAAGCCATTAATTCTACGATAGCCGCCGTCTGCATCGACCTCAAAGTTTTCTAGGTTTGTAGCGAGTCCGGGCTGAGCTAACATCTCAAACTGATTTAAATTAGTATTTAAACCACCTTTGCATGATAGACCAAAAGGTTGTGAGCCTGCCATTAAATATACACCGTTCTATCATCTTTAATATAAAAAGGAGCGGGAGACATTAAAGCCGCCTTCATGTTTTTTAAACCTTTTTTATAATCGTCATTTGAAAACGCCGCCGCTTGAGCATTATCTTTAAATTGATGTACATAGTATCTAGCTCTATTTAAAAGAACAGGGCTATACACATCAGGAAATACTATAGTATCTGAATGTGCTGATAGTGCTGTAGGTTGTACATAGGCAAAAAACCAAATACGATATACTTTATCTGGAATAGCACTAAGCCCAAACTTGCGATTGTCTGGGCTTTTAAATACTCGTTGAGGTGTTCCGAATTGTTGGCCGTCAGCATCGTCTAAGTTTTCGCTGAGCCTATAAAAATCTTTCCATTCTTCTATAGTAATAAATCTTAAATTCTTAGCTTCAAAAGGAGCAGTCTCTCCGGACACTCCTACTGTTGTCATGTAAAAGTTATCCCAATCTACATAACTATAATCTGTTGTAATGTCTGAACTTGCAGGCTTTAGCTCATACCATCTTGTACCTGCTACTGTTTCTACATAAACATTTCCATACATGGGGTCTGTCTCACCGCTTTCGCCTAAAGACAAGAAAGGCCATTGTGGTTCTTCATTGACAATATCAAAGTATGCTCTATTAATGACATCTTTTACGTGCGTTTGTATTCCTACGGAAGTAGAAAAAGTAGCACTTGTAAGCTCAACTTCATTAATTTCTCTGAGGATTTCATTTGATAATTTTAAAAAGGTTGTTGCCATGATTTATTTTGCCTTTGTAGTTTTAGTGGACTTTCCAAATATTACGTCCCAGTTTGCATCATACTTTTTTTTATTTTCAGCTTTGTAAAAACTTCCTGTATCTCCAAGTATCTTTCCGTTTGGCTTAGCTGAAATCATCATTGGTTTTTCATTTGTTCCTACTTGTGGCATATACACTCCTTAAAAAGATTGGGGGAGTATTTCATCCCCCTCTCTTATGCTTCTACTTAGTCGATACCGTAGAATGCAGATACTAGTGCCTCTGGACGTAGTACTTTAGCTCCATAAACATGCAAGCCTCGTACAATATCACCAAAGCTATCTGGATCACGGATGACCTCAGTGCTAGTGATAGTCTGTGCAGTAGCAACTGCTGACATGTGACCCGCTACACACTGTCCTGCCGCATTAGATGTGGCCGCAATGTTGTTAGTCTTGTACATGTCAAATCCTCGCAACTTACCAGTTGATACTAGGCCGTTTCGGATTGAACCTTGTCCGGCGTTGAAATCAACAGAAAGTAGCTTAGAAGAGCTTTGAACTAGAACTTCATAGAACTCAGGGTTAGCTAGGAACCAACGACCTTCTTCTGGTACGTTCTGCTCGTCAAGTAGACGGGCCATACGAGAAAGAACATCAATTGGGTCATGCTCACTTGAACCAAAACCAATATCCAAGTTACCAGTTCC